AGTTTCGCCATGAACGTGCGCCGGTTCCAATACTCGGAGCAGACCATGTGATACACGTTGCGCCCTGCCGCCGTGTAGTTCTTTATTGCCTCGGTCTTGCCGCTCCCGGCGCCCCCGATTACGGCGGCGGTCAGGCTGTCCGTCTGAACGCTCCGCAGCGTGAATGTCATTACCTCGTATGCGCGGGTCTTCACTACCTGCCACCCTTTGGCCTCATGGCTCCCGGTCTGCGCGGCTATGCTGCGCCACATGTCGTCGGCTATGGTGTCCCAGTTGCCCGCAAGCACCTTGCTGATTGTTGCGCTGCTCACACCGTTAAGGCTGTTGGCCGCTTTGTTCTGGCTCCCTTTTTGCCCGCAATAGGCCCGGAGCTGTTCGGTGATCTGTTTTTTCTGTTCTGTTGTCATGTCCTTTTACGTCTTAAAAAATTGAATAATCATTTACTGTTACATTCTCCACCTCATCGCCCTGGCGTGTTACCGGTATTTCCACGGTCTCCACCTCTAAGGCTTCAATGTCGGCGGCAGCAAGCCGTTTGCGGCTGCGGTTATCTTTGTGCTGTCCTCGGCTGTCGGTCAGCAACAGCCTGTCCTCTATGCAAGCACCCAGCGCCGGGGTCCCGTGTATCGGCAGTTCGGCCGCACGTTCAATTACGCGCCGGGCGTCCTCGAAGTGGTCGGCAAGTCTCCGCCCTGTTTCCGCTTCCAGTGCTTTGTTATAGTCGTGCACTCGCTGGAGCTGCTCTGCATCGCCCGGCTTGCGGTCGGCAAGCGCCATGGGCTGCACATATTTTTCCTCAAGCATATAGCGCCGGGTGCCGTCCTCACTGACTGCCAGAACTTCGTGCAGGTCGTCAGGGTCATATTTCACCGTCCAACGCTCTGAGGCGTGATCTCTGAATGTGAGGTCGAAGCAGTCATAATCACGCTTCATGCCTAAAATGGTCGGGCGCAGACCGCAGCCCTCGAGCACGTTCTTAAAGCCGGTTTCAGCACCGAAATTCAACAGGTACATTTCCCTGCTCATCGGCAGCCGGTGTTCCGGTTTCAGGTTCGCAAGTTTTTCCATGAGCTTGCCGATTTTCTGCTGCCGCTCCAACCTCATCATTTCATCTATCTGCGCCCGCAGTCCGGCTTCATCAGGGAAGCTATGGCGGCGCTTGTTCAGTGCCTCACTGTTCGGCTGACGTTTCGGGTTTGTCGTTACACCGAAGCCCGACCAGTTCGGGCACAGCTGGCAATATGTCGTGTTGAGGTGGTTAAAATATGGCTCTACCGGCTTCGCTTTCGCATTGTGGGCCTGTGCCGGTATTACCTTGTCGCCTAACACAGCATATAGCTCGGTCATGCTCTTTATTGCGTAGCGGTCGCTCTGCACCTGGTTATATCTCAGCATTTCGCCGGTTATCTCCCGGCTGTGGATCGCGGCGTTCCTTAATGCCGCTTTTATAAGTTCCGGGCACTCGTGGTCGCCCACTGCGTAGCCCATGGGATAATCAACACAAGGGTCAAGCACCACCACGATTGTAAGGCGGTTGGTGTAGGTCGTTACGTTGTGCCCCTTTTTGTCCGTTCTCGTCTTTTGGTACAGCAGCTCTACAGTCCAGCCGTCAAGTGAACACATCAGGAACGGGGCGGTCGGACGGCTGCGCTTTACCTGCATAGTCTTATTGGCTCGGAAACTCGTAACGCCTAAGCGCCCGGCTGCCGCCTCTAATTGCAGTTTTTCGCGCCATACTCCAACGGCTGCCGCCGTTATCTCTTTCCAGCCCAGTAACCGCGCTTTGGCGTTGTAGGCTTTTGCCACGACTGTGTCCTGCACGTTATTGGGGTTGCTTATCAGGGTGGCAAGGTAGCCGGTTTGTTCATCGGTCAGCACCTTGCCGGCGTTGCCGTTCAGGAATTTGCCGGAAATAAAGCACACATAACCGTCGCGCACATACTCCGCGAATTTCATTTGCAGACGGCGCGGGCTGCCGGGCAGTGAATGGTTGAAGCGGTCAGCCAGACGCGGCAGGGCTGCCGCCGCACGGCTCCAGAACTCTTTGGCAAGGGTGGTGCGCTTGCCGCTCCGCTGCCGCTTGCTCACATGAGCGTCCCAGCAGCGCCGGAAAGCGTTCATGATCGCCGCGTTGCCCGCGTACTCCAGCACCTTGTCATCGGGCAGGTGTCGCCCGTCGGCGAGCGTGTAGTTCTGGAAAAAGTCAAAGGCTGCGCCGTCAGGTTCCACCGTGTCCATAAACTCCCGGCTGTCCGCCTGCTCTTGCAGGTCCGGGTAACGCTTGTAAACCTCGGTCCGCCATTTCATCGGCAGACTGTCAACGGCATACAGCGCCACACGGCCATTGCCGCCGCGTTGTACTTGCTGCACCTGGCCCTTGCGCACCAGGGCTTTGAGGTTGGCGGTAGTTATTACGCGCCCGGTCAGTTCCTCAAAACTTATGCAGGTTTTTCCGTCGATTATCTCCATAGTTACAGGCTTTCAGCGTAAAGTTGTAGTTCAGACAGTTCGGGAAATTTTTCTATTTGGCGGCGGCACACGACTGCACCCCGGCGGTCATACATCACAGCCGCGCCGGTGTGCTTGTCAATCTCCAGCTTGATGCCGTTGTCGAAGTTCTGCACCATGAGATCGCGCCCGTCCTCCGTAACGTTGTGCATGGTTTCACACTCCGGGCAGTGGCACATGGCCACCCCGCCGAAGTTATGCACTGCCGCAAAACGGATTTTACGCATTTTCTCGGAGTCCCGGCGGTAGGTCAGTGCCAGATATACCGTTTTCTCCTCGACCTTGAACAGACGCGCCAGCTTTGCCCGCGCCTCGTTGCTCACTTTGATGTAACTGCTTGTTGTTCTCATATCCTTTTACTTTACTGTTTCTGTTTCGTAATCCTCAAACCATTGTGCAGCCTGCGCCTCTATCCATGCGAGGCCACATTCGCCAACGGCGACAAGTAGGGCAGTGGTGTTGTCTATCTCGTAGGCCAACATTTCGTCCTCTTGGTTGATTGTTTCCACGAAGTCGGCCAACTTTGCCCACTCGCGGAACCCGATTGTTAGTTTTGTTGCTTTCATTGTCCTTTTACTTTGGTTTCAAACCGTTTTTACTCCGTGTTTTCGTTGGTCAGGTGCAAGATTTTTTGTATCTTTGGCGCCTGTAACCTCAGTAACACGCTGCAAAGATACAGAATTTTCTGATATGAAAAAAGAAAACCAAGAAAAAAATGCAGAAATTTCTGCACGAATAAGATCGATTATAGACGACATAGGTGTGTCGCCTAATGCCTTCGCACTGAAACTCAACTACAAAAGAGGTCAAACAGTGTACGACATTCTCAACGGCAAAAGTGCACCAAGCTATGATTTTTTCAACCGCTTCATGCTTTCAGAATATTCTGAAATATACAGCATGGACTGGCTCCTTACAGGCAGAGGGGATATGTACCTGCCAAGGATAGGCACCGCAATGGAATTAGGCGAAAAAAACGTTTTACAGCAAATTGTAAAAGGTTCCGACAAACAAATAGTTTATGCACCGAACTTTGAGGATTCAGCACTTCTGAAAGCCTACGAACACATAGGCACCCAGCTCCACGCAATGGAGAATATGGCCAACGATGTAAAAAAAATAGCGCAACTTAATGGAGAATTAACCGCCAAAGCATCTTTGGCAGAGTCTTATCTTGAAAAAATAGTAGAACAAGCTCAAGAGATTGGCAAACTCAAAGAACGTATTGCCCAACTTGAGCAAAGGCTGGAAAAAACTGCTGGCGATGCCAGCACCGGCGATATTGCAAGTGCAGGTTAGGCGGCTATGTTCCTGCGTTCACCCTCGTACCTCCCCACACCCCCTATAAGGGGTCTAAATAGGGGAGTTTTCTGTTTTTCATCGTGTTTTCAGAGCCATTAAACACATTTAGCGCTAATAATCAACGCATTAAACAAATTAAAACAGGGATTTTAACGGGGTCTGTTTTGGAATTAAAGGGGTGTTTATCGCTTCAAAATCGCCGTTTTCGGCGGTCATTTTGTCCGTATGGGGGGTGCGTACCTATGTGCCAGAGTACCCCCAACTGTATCCCCAACTGTATCTCCAACCCCATTTTTTAGACGAAACGCGCACGATTTTCACCACTCCCCCACCCCCGTTTTGACCCTCCCGGAGCATGGCGCTGCCGGAGCCATTAAACAGGGCATTTAACGCCTGTGCCTTCCGCCGGATCACTCGTGCGCATGGGCGCGCTGCTCTCGTCGCACCCCTACCCTGCCGACCAACCGGAATAATGCCCCACAAACGCCGTAAACGCCTGAATTTCGCGCCCTCTGCGCCTCCGTGAGCCATTGACCCGCCCACACAACGAAAGCGGCCACACAGCCGGCGAAAACCAGCCATGCAGCCGCACGTTATTAAAGCCAATTAAAGTCCGATTAAAGCCCCGTTAAACACCGATTAAACGGACCGCCCCGAAAATTAAAGCCGGATTAAAGCAAATTCAAGTTTTTGCACGTTTCGTTTTTCCCGGCCGACCCTCCCAAACCTCCAAAACCCACTGAACATCAACACATTTCACTGCCGACCGACATTCACACCGTTGCTCGCTTCGTTTTCATGCCCATACCCGCACGCTGAGCGGCACCTACGAATTCGATGCGGCCACGCACGCCGTTGCACTGCACTTCACCAAGGGGAAATACGATCTCTGCACGGTGCCGGGCCACGCCTACATCAGCGGCAGCGAACTGCAGGTCGTCTTTCCGGTGACACGCGTCGTAGACATGATAACGGCCGTGGGCGAGCACATCACGGCCCTTTCGACCGTCTCGCAGCTGCTGGAGAGCTACGACAACGTCTACGTCGGCTTTCGGTTCGACCGCCGGGAATAAGGGGACGACGCACCCCCGGGCTCCGGAGCCAACCGGACGAAAAGACAAACGGGTGCGACGCAATGGCGCGAACCCGCCAGGAGCCGGCCGTGCGAAAACAGCCCGAAAAGGCCGGGCGGCCGAAAAAGTCGATAACTTTTTGATAAATGTCGGATTCTTGGCCAATCCGGCATTTTTGTTTCCATCTCTAACCGGCGGAGAGCCGGCAGGCGGAAAACAATAAGAAAAACCGGCCGGGAGGGCACGAGGCGAGGGAATGCAGGTTATTAAAGAATTTGCAAAACACACCTCGACCGCCTATTTTTGAAATCGGAAACCCTCAAAAACAATCCCTCCATGGAAACCAACCCCGACCGTTACGTCGAAACCTTCATGGCGCAGCTCATCGCCCGCAACCCCAACGAGCCCGAGTTCCACCAGGCCGTACGCGAAGTGGCCGAATCGCTGGCGCCCCACATCGCGGCCAGCCCCGTGCTGCAACAGATGAAGATTCTGGAACGCATCGCCGAACCCGAACGCGTGGTCATCTTCCGCGTGCCGTGGCTCAACGACCGGGGCGAGATCGAGATCAACCGCGGCTACCGCGTGCAGATGAACAGCGCCATCGGCCCCTACAAGGGCGGCATCCGCTTCCATGCCTCGGTCAACCTTTCGATCCTGAAGTTCCTGGCTTTCGAACAGACCTTCAAGAATAGCCTGACGACCCTGCCCATGGGCGGCGGCAAAGGCGGTTCGGACTTCAATCCCAAGGGCAAGTCGGACAACGAAGTGATGAAGTTCTGCCAGTCGTTCATGACCGAGCTGCAGCGCCACATCGGACAGGATACCGACGTTCCGGCGGGCGACATCGGCGTGGGCGGCCGCGAGATCGGCTATATGTTCGGACAATACAAGCGGCTGCGCGACGAATTCACCGGCACCCTCACGGGCAAGGGCCGCGACTGGGGCGGCAGTCCGCTGCGCCCCGAAGCGACGGGCTACGGCGTTTGCTACTTCGCCGAGGAGATGCTCGCCGCACGCGGCGACAGCCTGGCCGGCAAGCGGGTCTGCATCTCAGGCTCGGGCAACGTGGCCCAATACGCCTGCGAAAAGGCCGTGCAGTTAGGCGCCAAGGTGGTCACCCTCTCCGACTCGTCGGGCTACGTCCACGACCCCGAGGGGATCGACGCAGCGAAGCTGGAATATGTCATGGAGCTGAAAAACGTCTTCCGCGGCCGCATCGGGGAGTACGCCGACCGCTACCCGCAGGCGACCTACCATCCCGGCGAACGCCCGTGGGGCGTGGCGTGCGACGTGGCGATGCCCTGCGCAACGCAGAACGAGTTGGACGGCGACGATGCGCAGGCCTTGGTCGATCACGGCTGCATGTGCGTGGCGGAAGGGGCCAACATGCCCTCGACGCCCGAGGCGATCCGCATCTTCCGGCAGCACCGGCTGCTCTATGCCCCCGGCAAGGCGGCCAACGCCGGCGGCGTGGCGACCTCGGGACTCGAAATGTGCCAGAACTCCATGCGGCTGGCGTGGACCCCCGAGGAGGTGGACGCCCGGCTGCACGAAATCATGCGCAACATCCACGCGGTCTGCGTACGCTACGGCACGCAGCCCGACGGCTATGTAAACTACGTTGCGGGAGCCAACATCGGCGGTTTCATGAAAGTGGCCAACGCCATGCTTGCCCAAGGCTGCGTCTGACCCCCGCCCCGAACAACGCGAAACCCCGGCCGTGCATGCACGGCCGGGGTTTCGCGTTGTTCGGGGCGGGGGTCAGACGCAGCCTTGGGCAAGCATGGCGTTGGCCACTTTCATGAAACCGCCGATGTTGGCTCCCGCAACGTAGTTTACATAGCCGTCGGGCTGCGTGCCGTAGCGTACGCAGACCGCGTGGATGTTGCGCATGATTTCGTGCAGCCGGGCGTCCACCTCCTCGGGGGTCCACGCCAGCCGCATGGAGTTCTGGCACATTTCGAGTCCCGAGGTCGCCACGCCGCCGGCGTTGGCCGCCTTGCCGGGGGCATAGAGCAGCCGGTGCTGCCGGAAGATGCGGATCGCCTCGGGCGTCGAGGGCATGTTGGCCCCTTCCGCCACGCACATGCAGCCGTGATCGACCAAGGCCTGCGCATCGTCGCCGTCCAACTCGTTCTGCGTTGCGCAGGGCATCGCCACGTCGCACGCCACGCCCCACGGGCGTTCGCCGGGATGGTAGGTCGCCTGCGGGTAGCGGTCGGCGTACTCCCCGATGCGGCCGCGGAAGACGTTTTTCAGCTCCATGACATATTCCAGCTTCGCTGCGTCGATCCCCTCGGGGTCGTGGACGTAGCCCGACGAGTCGGAGAGGGTGACCACCTTGGCGCCTAACTGCACGGCCTTTTCGCAGGCGTATTGGGCCACGTTGCCCGAGCCTGAGATGCAGACCCGCTTGCCGGCCAGGCTGTCGCCGCGTGCGGCGAGCATCTCCTCGGCGAAGTAGCAAACGCCGTAGCCCGTCGCTTCGGGGCGCAGCGGACTGCCGCCCCAGTCGCGGCCCTTGCCCGTGAGGGTGCCGGTGAATTCGTCGCGCAGCCGCTTGTATTGTCCGAACATATAGCCGATCTCGCGGCCGCCCACGCCGATGTCGCCCGCCGGAACGTCGGTATCCTGTCCGATGTGGCGCTGCAGCTCGGTCATGAACGACTGGCAGAACTTCATCACTTCGTTGTCCGACTTGCCCTTGGGATTGAAGTCCGAACCGCCTTTGCCGCCGCCCATGGGCAGGGTCGTCAGGCTATTCTTGAAGGTCTGTTCGAAAGCCAGGAACTTCAGGATCGAAAGGTTGACCGAGGCATGGAAGCGGATGCCGCCCTTGTAGGGGCCGATGGCGCTGTTCATCTGCACGCGGTAGCCGCGGTTGATCTCGATCTCGCCCCGGTCGTTGAGCCACGGCACGCGGAAGATGACCACGCGTTCGGGTTCGGCGATGCGTTCCAGAATCTTCATCTGTTGCAGCACGGGGCTGGCCGCGATGTGGGGCGCCAGCGATTCGGCCACTTCGCGTACGGCCTGGTGGAACTCGGGCTCGTTGGGGTTGCGGGCGATGAGCTGCGCCATGAAGGTTTCGACGTAACGGTCGGGGTTGGTTTCCATGGAGGGATTGTTTTTGAGGGTTTCCGATTTCAAAAATAGGCGGTCGAGGTGTGTTTTGCAAATTCTTTAATAACCTGCATTCCCTCGCCTCGTGCCCTCCCGGCCGGTTTTTCTTATTGTTTTCCGCCTGCCGGCTCTCCGCCGGTTAGAGATGGAAACAAAAATGCCGGATTGGCCAAGAATCCGACATTTATCAAAAAGTTATCGACTTTTTCGGCCGCCCGGCCTTTTCGGGCTGTTTTCGCACGGCCGGCTCCTGGCGGGTTCGCGCCATTGCGTCGCACCCGTTTGTCTTTTCGTCCGGTTGGCTCCGGAGCCCGGGGGTGCGTCGTCCCCTTATTCCCGGCGGTCGAACCGAAAGCCGACGTAGACGTTGTCGTAGCTCTCCAGCAGCTGCGAGACGGTCGAAAGGGCCGTGATGTGCTCGCCCACGGCCGTTATCATGTCTACGACGCGTGTCACCGGAAAGACGACCTGCAGTTCGCTGCCGCTGATGTAGGCGTGGCCCGGCACCGTGCAGAGATCGTATTTCCCCTTGGTGAAGTGCAGTGCAACGGCGTGCGTGGCCGCATCGAATTCGTAGGTGCCGCTCAGCGTGCGGGTATGGGCATGAAAACGAAGCGAGCAACGGTGTGAATGTCGGTCGGCAGTGAAATGTGTTGATGTTCAGTGGGTTTTGGAGGTTTGGGAGGGTCGGCCGGGAAAAACGAAACGTGCAAAAACTTGAATTTGCTTTAATCCGGCTTTAATTTTCGGGGCGGTCCGTTTAATCGGTGTTTAACGGGGCTTTAATCGGACTTTAATTGGCTTTAATAACGTGCGGCTGCATGGCTGGTTTTCGCCGGCTGTGTGGCCGCTTTCGTTGTGTGGGCGGGTCAATGGCTCACGGAGGCGCAGAGGGCGCGAAATTCAGGCGTTTACGGCGTTTGTGGGGCATTATTCCGGTTGGTCGGCAGGGTAGGGGTGCGACGAGAGCAGCGCGCCCATGCGCACGAGTGATCCGGCGGAAGGCACAGGCGTTAAATGCCCTGTTTAATGGCTCCGGCAGCGCCATGCTCCGGGAGGGTCAAAACGGGGGTGGGGGAGTGGTGAAAATCGTGCGCGTTTCGTCTAAAAAATGGGGTTGGAGATACAGTTGGGGATACAGTTGGGGGTACTCTGGCACATAGGTACGCACCCCCCATACGGACAAAATGACCGCCGAAAACGGCGATTTTGAAGCGATAAACACCCCTTTAATTCCAAAACAGACCCCGTTAAAATCCCTGTTTTAATTTGTTTAATGCGTTGATTATTAGCGCTAAATGTGTTTAATGGCTCTGAAAACACGATGAAAAACAGAAAACTCCCCTATTTAGACCCCTTATAGGGGGTGTGGGGAGGTACGAGGGTGAACGCAGGAACATAGCCGCCTAACCTGCACTTGCAATATCGCCGGTGCTGGCATCGCCAGCAGTTTTTTCCAGCCTTTGCTCAAGTTGGGCAATACGTTCTTTGAGTTTGCCAATCTCTTGAGCTTGTTCTACTATTTTTTCAAGATAAGACTCTGCCAAAGATGCTTTGGCGGTTAATTCTCCATTAAGTTGCGCTATTTTTTTTACATCGTTGGCCATATTCTCCATTGCGTGGAGCTGGGTGCCTATGTGTTCGTAGGCTTTCAGAAGTGCTGAATCCTCAAAGTTCGGTGCATAAACTATTTGTTTGTCGGAACCTTTTACAATTTGCTGTAAAACGTTTTTTTCGCCTAATTCCATTGCGGTGCCTATCCTTGGCAGGTACATATCCCCTCTGCCTGTAAGGAGCCAGTCCATGCTGTATATTTCAGAATATTCTGAAAGCATGAAGCGGTTGAAAAAATCATAGCTTGGTGCACTTTTGCCGTTGAGAATGTCGTACACTGTTTGACCTCTTTTGTAGTTGAGTTTCAGTGCGAAGGCATTAGGCGACACACCTATGTCGTCTATAATCGATCTTATTCGTGCAGAAATTTCTGCATTTTTTTCTTGGTTTTCTTTTTTCATATCAGAAAATTCTGTATCTTTGCAGCGTGTTACTGAGGTTACAGGCGCCAAAGATACAAAAAATCTTGCACCTGACCAACGAAAACACGGAGTAAAAACGGTTTGAAACCAAAGTAAAAGGACAATGAAAGCAACAAAACTAACAATCGGGTTCCGCGAGTGGGCAAAGTTGGCCGACTTCGTGGAAACAATCAACCAAGAGGACGAAATGTTGGCCTACGAGATAGACAACACCACTGCCCTACTTGTCGCCGTTGGCGAATGTGGCCTCGCATGGATAGAGGCGCAGGCTGCACAATGGTTTGAGGATTACGAAACAGAAACAGTAAAGTAAAAGGATATGAGAACAACAAGCAGTTACATCAAAGTGAGCAACGAGGCGCGGGCAAAGCTGGCGCGTCTGTTCAAGGTCGAGGAGAAAACGGTATATCTGGCACTGACCTACCGCCGGGACTCCGAGAAAATGCGTAAAATCCGTTTTGCGGCAGTGCATAACTTCGGCGGGGTGGCCATGTGCCACTGCCCGGAGTGTGAAACCATGCACAACGTTACGGAGGACGGGCGCGATCTCATGGTGCAGAACTTCGACAACGGCATCAAGCTGGAGATTGACAAGCACACCGGCGCGGCTGTGATGTATGACCGCCGGGGTGCAGTCGTGTGCCGCCGCCAAATAGAAAAATTTCCCGAACTGTCTGAACTACAACTTTACGCTGAAAGCCTGTAACTATGGAGATAATCGACGGAAAAACCTGCATAAGTTTTGAGGAACTGACCGGGCGCGTAATAACTACCGCCAACCTCAAAGCCCTGGTGCGCAAGGGCCAGGTGCAGCAAGTACAACGCGGCGGCAATGGCCGTGTGGCGCTGTATGCCGTTGACAGTCTGCCGATGAAATGGCGGACCGAGGTTTACAAGCGTTACCCGGACCTGCAAGAGCAGGCGGACAGCCGGGAGTTTATGGACACGGTGGAACCTGACGGCGCAGCCTTTGACTTTTTCCAGAACTACACGCTCGCCGACGGGCGACACCTGCCCGATGACAAGGTGCTGGAGTACGCGGGCAACGCGGCGATCATGAACGCTTTCCGGCGCTGCTGGGACGCTCATGTGAGCAAGCGGCAGCGGAGCGGCAAGCGCACCACCCTTGCCAAAGAGTTCTGGAGCCGTGCGGCGGCAGCCCTGCCGCGTCTGGCTGACCGCTTCAACCATTCACTGCCCGGCAGCCCGCGCCGTCTGCAAATGAAATTCGCGGAGTATGTGCGCGACGGTTATGTGTGCTTTATTTCCGGCAAATTCCTGAACGGCAACGCCGGCAAGGTGCTGACCGATGAACAAACCGGCTACCTTGCCACCCTGATAAGCAACCCCAATAACGTGCAGGACACAGTCGTGGCAAAAGCCTACAACGCCAAAGCGCGGTTACTGGGCTGGAAAGAGATAACGGCGGCAGCCGTTGGAGTATGGCGCGAAAAACTGCAATTAGAGGCGGCAGCCGGGCGCTTAGGCGTTACGAGTTTCCGAGCCAATAAGACTATGCAGGTAAAGCGCAGCCGTCCGACCGCCCCGTTCCTGATGTGTTCACTTGACGGCTGGACTGTAGAGCTGCTGTACCAAAAGACGAGAACGGACAAAAAGGGGCACAACGTAACGACCTACACCAACCGCCTTACAATCGTGGTGGTGCTTGACCCTTGTGTTGATTATCCCATGGGCTACGCAGTGGGCGACCACGAGTGCCCGGAACTTATAAAAGCGGCATTAAGGAACGCCGCGATCCACAGCCGGGAGATAACCGGCGAAATGCTGAGATATAACCAGGTGCAGAGCGACCGCTACGCAATAAAGAGCATGACCGAGCTATATGCTGTGTTAGGCGACAAGGTAATACCGGCACAGGCCCACAATGCGAAAGCGAAGCCGGTAGAGCCATATTTTAACCACCTCAACACGACATATTGCCAGCTGTGCCCGAACTGGTCGGGCTTCGGTGTAACGACAAACCCGAAACGTCAGCCGAACAGTGAGGCACTGAACAAGCGCCGCCATAGCTTCCCTGATGAAGCCGGACTGCGGGCGCAGATAGATGAAATGATGAGGTTGGAGCGGCAGCAGAAAATCGGCAAGCTCATGGAAAAACTTGCGAACCTGAAACCGGAACACCGGCTGCCGATGAGCAGGGAAATGTACCTGTTGAATTTCGGTGCTGAAACCGGCTTTAAGAACGTGCTCGAGGGCTGCGGTCTGCGCCCGACCATTTTAGGCATGAAGCGTGATTATGACTGCTTCGACCTCACATTCAGAGATCACGCCTCAGAGCGTTGGACGGTGAAATATGACCCTGACGACCTGCACGAAGTTCTGGCAGTCAGTGAGGACGGCACCCGGCGCTATATGCTTGAGGAAAAATATGTGCAGCCCATGGCGCTTGCCGACCGCAAGCCGGGCGATGCAGAGCAGCTCCAGCGAGTGCACGACTATAACAAAGCACTGGAAGCGGAAACAGGGCGGAGACTTGCCGACCACTTCGAGGACGCCCGGCGCGTAATTGAACGTGCGGCCGAACTGCCGATACACGGGACCCCGGCGCTGGGTGCTTGCATAGAGGACAGGCTGTTGCTGACCGACAGCCGAGGACAGCACAAAGATAACCGCAGCCGCAAACGGCTTGCTGCCGCCGACATTGAAGCCTTAGAGGTGGAGACCGTGGAAATACCGGTAACACGCCAGGGCGATGAGGTGGAGAATGTAACAGTAAATGATTATTCAATTTTTTAAGACGTAAAAGGACATGACAACAGAACAGAAAAAACAGATCACCGAACAGCTCCGGGCCTATTGCGGGCAAAAAGGGAGCCAGAACAAAGCGGCCAACAGCCTTAACGGTGTGAGCAGCGCAACAATCAGCAAGGTGCTTGCGGGCAACTGGGACACCATAGCCGACGACATGTGGCGCAGCATAGCCGCGCAGACCGGGAGCCATGAGGCCAAAGGGTGGCAGGTAGTGAAGACCCGCGCATACGAGGTAATGACATTCACGCTGCGGAGCGTTCAGACGGACAGCCTGACCGCCGCCGTAATCGGGGGCGCCGGGAGCGGCAAGACCGAGGCAATAAAGAACTACACGGCGGCAGGGCGCAACGTGTATCACATGGTCTGCTCCGAGTATTGGAACCGGCGCACGTTCATGGCGAAACT